AGAGTTCAGATTCACACGATGGGTCTGTCGAGTGGATGACCCCGAAGGAGGTCTTCGATCCCCTGCATCGGGAGTTCAAGTTCGACCTTGATGCCTGCGCGTCCCCGGGCATGGAGCGGGTCCCTCGCTTCTTCTCCCCTGCACAGGATGGGCTTCAACAGTCGTGGGCCTCTCAGGCGGACGTCGTGTGGTGCAACCCGCCATACGGGCGTCAGTTGAAGGATTGGGTCCAGAAATGCTACGAAGAATCCTGCAAGGGGGCCACGGTCGTCATGCTCATCTTCGCTGTCACGGACACGAAGTTCTGGCATGAATACTGTATGAAAGCGAAGGAGATTCGTCTGGTAGAAGGGCGAATCCGTTTCGTGAATGCGGACGGTCGCCAAGGCCCCGCCACCAAGTCCTCTGCGATCGTCGTGTTCGACGGCGTTCAGTGGCATCCCCCAGAGTTCTCGTCGTGGAGTTTCAAGTGAAGAACAACGAACTGCTGTCCATCTGCGCCCTGATGTTCATGATCTCCACGATCATGCTGATCGGAGCATGGCTGAAGGTGTCTTCCTACCGGCGCGGGTCCTTCGAATGTCAGGAAGCGTGCGGAAGCGCCGACAGCTACCGTATCGGCGGCGTCTGCTACTGCGCGTCCGCGCCGTGGACCCCTTCGAAGGAGTGGGGGGCCCATGACTGAACAGGAACAGCTTGAGTGGCTTCGGGACCCCAGCAAGAGCCTGCCCGCCATGGGCATGGTGCATGATCAGAAGACCGGCTCGTTCATCCCGTATGATCCGGACAGCCTGACGAAGACTCTTCAGCAAGAGATCCTGTCGTATCTGGGCGACCCGCCGCGAACGAAGGACGGGCAGACGAAGTGGCTGACCGTTCTGACGGCACGGCAGATGGGGAAGTCCCTGACGTCGGTGTACGGCTGCTACCCCAAAGTGGCCTACAACCCCGGGTGGGACCATGTGACCATCGCGGACACGGGCGACCGTGCGGAGTACCTGCACAAGCGCGTTCACTACCTGCACGAACGCTGGCCGCAGGGCGTCCGCGCCCCCACCATTCCGAACCGTGAGTCCCGGCAGTTGACGTTCGATCGCATGGTCGGCGGCAAGATGCGCGTCCTCAGTGCGGAGACAGGACAGGTCGGCGTCGGACAGAGCCCCGACAGCTTCATCGCTTCGGAGTGCGCCTTCTGGGCAGACTTCGCCGGTTCGATGGTCCTGATCAACCCGTCCATCCTCAACCGTGACAACGTGCTGGTCATCTTCGAATGCACGCCATGGAAGGCGAACAGCGACTGGCACGAACATGTCATGGAGTCGAAGAAGGGCAACGGACGGCATCAGTACCTGTTCAAGCCGTTCTGGGATGGCTACCTGAACTCGCGCCCGTGGGACCCTGACGCCCACATGGACAACGAAGAGATCCGCCTGATGGAGCGGTATGGGCCGCTGGGTCTGTCGAAGGATAACCTTGCCTTCCGACGTCTGGTCATGGACACGGACGCTGAGATCCGCCGTCACCCGGAACTGTTCTCAGTCTTCTACCCGTTCGATGACGTATCGTGCTGGATCCTTGGCGTATCTGCCGCAATCCCGAAACATGCTCTGGAGCGTCATGTCTACACAGCGACACACGAATCGGAAAATGCGTATGTTGAGCTTCATCCTCCGCATCCAGATAGCGTGTATGTTATTGGTGTGGACCCCTGCGGACATGCAGCACGCGATCATGCAGCTTTCCAAGTCCTTGAACTCTCTGAACAGGGGTGGACACAGGTTGCATACTACTCTGCTCATACTGAGCCGGGTGCTTTCTCTGATGAACTGGATCGCGTTGGCCGCCGTTACAACAATGCTCGTATGGCTGTGGAGTCGAATGGTGTTGGACAGGCAACACTGGTACTACTGAAAGAGAAGCGGTATCCGAACCTCTACTTCGAAGCCCCGATGAAGCCGGGTATCACCACTACGTCACAGAGCCTTGAGCAGATGACGGCGTGGCTGATCGACGCGCTTCTGGACGAGCTTGTTCTTGGAGACAAGGACACGGTAGAGCAGTTGATGACCTACAAGCACGACAAGCGCATCGAAGAGGGCATCGTGGCCGAACTCGTCCGGGGCGCTCCGAGCAAGCGTCGGCGCGACCGGCACCACTGGGACAAGGTGAGCGCCCTCATGCTGGCGGTCGCTCTGGCGCGGAAGACCCGTGGCCGCAGCAAGCGAACCGGAGATCTCCCTGCGGGCGACAACCCTATCCATACTGGAGTCTACAACTTCGAAAGACAAACAGAAATATGGAAGTCAATGCAGCGCCAGCAGATGGTAAAAAAACGGGACCCGTGGTACAGAAGGTGAAAGGAGTCAACATGCCCCTCAAGAAAGGTTCCTCTCAGAAGACGATCTCTGCCAACATCAAGACGGAGATCAAGCACGGGAAGCCTCAGAAGCAGGCGGTCGCCATCGCCCTGAACGAAGCCCGGAAGACTGCGAAGAAGAAGTGATGGCGGACCCCGGCTACACGCAGATGCCAGACGAGCCCGAAGAAGAGTACGTGCAGCGCACACCAGCGCAGCCGTACACTCCGGGCGCGTCTGACCATGTGTGGTCTGGGGAGTCATGCGTTAGATGCTCCACCTCCCGCACGGGCCCCCGGGCGGTTCTGCCTTGCCCACACGTAGGGTACTCCCATGCTTGACCAGTCTGTATTCCCGTCCATCATCGCTGCTCACATCCAGCAGGCACAGAAGGAGAATCCGGAGTGTGACCGTCGCCGGGCCATGTACCTGTGTCAGAACTGGAAGAGCGAGGGCAACATCAGTGATGTGGACCCCGATCTGAAGACGGAATCCGGCGCGCTGTACGCCTATGCCGATACCATGGTGGCTTCGGTCGTACCCCCGAATCCCCGCGTTTCGTGCCTCGCACGCCGCAACGCCCTGAAGGAAGCGGCGCGGTATCGTGCCGCTCTGGTCAACGACACGCTCCAGCGGTCGCACGCCGATCTCGTCCTGTGGCGTCAGGCCACGCACGCGACGGTCTACCCTCGCGGCATCATCAAGGCTGTCTGGAACCAGAAGAAGGGTCGCCCTGACTTCATCAACATCGACCCGCGAAACTTCTTCTTCGACATGGAAGCCTCGCGGTTCGAAGACATCCGGTACTGCATCGAGGTCACGGTCATGTCGAAGGCTGAGTTCCTGACCCGTGTTCCGGGTACTGGAAAGGCCAACCCGTTGCAGATCTACGACGGCAACGTGGCGAAGAAGGTCAAGTTCGCCAACTACCCGGCGTGGCTGAAGGACCCGAAGACGGGTCGTGCGGAGATCTCCGATGCCATCCGGAAGGTCTTCGAATGGTGCGTCATCTTTGAGGTCTACGACTTCACGGTGCCCGGTGGCCGGTACTTCCACTTCGCTCAGGACGTCAAGGAGCCCCTGTTCTCCGGGGACCTCCCCTACGTGTTCGTTCCGAATCCGTTCTTTCCGTTGTCGTTCAACGACAATCTGGAGGACCCGGGTGGTCTGTCGGATGCCGAGCTTGTCGAGGGCCCTGTTCGTCGTCGTGATGAGCTTCTGACCCTTGAGCTTCGCTTCGCGCAGGCCACCATTCCAGTCACTGTCGTTGACGAAGCTGAAATGGATGACCCGGAAGAGTTCAAGACTCAGCTTGCCAACGCTACGAGCCCCGGCGACGTCGTATCATTCAAGGGGAAGAACGGTCGTAGGGCGTCGGAAGTGTTGGGCCAGACCCCTACGGCCGCTCTCTCCCCTTCTTTCATGTCCATCGACCAGAAGCTGGACAATGAGATCATGTTCCGGCTGGGGATGCCGCAGTACACCCGTGGTGTCGCGGGCGCTTCGAACATCGCAACGGAGCTTGCCCTTGTGGACGCCGCGCTTCGGACTCGTCAGGGTCGGCGCAGCAAGCTGGTCAACCACGTTGTCGAGTTCATGGCGAAGGCGACGGTCGGCCTGTACGAAGAGTTCATGGATGCCGACTCCACGCTTCCTGTGCGT